TTGTGATTTTACGGTGCCCCCTTCCTAGGGTGATTTGTTCCATCGCTTCAGTTTTACGTTCCTACTAACCTGCAATTTCCTCGTCCTACTACCTAAGGAGAACGGATGACAATTGGGCTGTGATACGTAACGCGGTGAGAATGCGAGGGAGCGCCGTCCCTAGCCGATCTGTCCTTAACAGATCGGCGGCTCCCCTACCGGATGACCGGGTAGGATAAGAGCTTCTGGCTCGGCCAATGTTGGAAATTCTGATGCGCGCCTCCTCTTTAGTTAGGCTCACGCAGTCGCTTGTGTAATAGGGTTGGGAGACCCTAAGCAGCAAGTTCCTGTGCAGAGATACGCTCTAGAGGCTTGTTCCTGCTTCGGCGGGATGTCGCGCGCCATGGCTGAGATGCCATAGAAAACCCTGTCAGGGGGTTGTGAATAAGACACACATAATGTCGAAAGGTGAGTTGTGAAAGTTGTGAGGTTACTCGAATATATCGAGGCCTTGTGATTTCTGCTTCCAATTAAGTATACCAACTAGATTTAAAGCCAGAAAATAAGGGGTCCGTGCTCGGACCATAAGCGAGTACTATTCCCCGACGGGAAGAAAAATAAGTTAAATCTCCCATCAGCAAACCATAAGAATGTCAACTTCTTCTAATGGTTTTCCTGCGCATGGGGGCAATATGGCCCCCCACATAGCTATCGACGAAAGTCTTTGGCTCCAGCAGTACGTTTTTAGCTTGTTCTTAGTTGGACTTGCTTTATTCGCGCTAGTGCGTTTTCGCAAAGTATGCAGACGCAATGTTGTTATCCCTGCAGTTGCTGTTCCTCTCCAGTCCGTGTTTGTCGTAGATGATGACATTCGCGTTTCCCAAAATCAGACCCGCGCTTTAGCTTCCATGGCGCGTGGAGACGATGTGGTTGAATTTTATCAGTTTGCTCCTGAATACGTCACCAGGCTTAACAGCCAAATGGCGGTTCGCACCGTTCGGGGTTCGCACCTCATGCGCGGATGCGCCGGAGCAATGTACAGATGGCTGGACTCTTTCCTGGACGTTGACCTAGATTCATTTCTAGTGGAAACTGGACCAGATGGGCTCTTTGGCTACCACGGTGTCTTCACCTGTGCTCCCATCGATGTCAAACATCCCTTCCTGACCTCCGAACCTGTATATGAACCTGGCTTAGCTGGTGCAGGCCGTAGATTTCTGGACCTAATCGTCCAATGTTTTACGTGTCAGCCCACGCGGTATCATTACACGTGTCATGTTGTATATGACGCGAGCCGCACGATCCAACGTGTGCGTATGGTTCGTTCGGAGGAATCACCTCACTCCCAGCCGGTATCATATCTCCATTTGATACGTGGTAAGTTTTCCGTACGAGAGTATGTGCATGAAGACCACCGCGTAGCTTTTTCTATGACGCCGTATGTGAATGTTGACCTAAAAATGTCGGAGCTTGATGGCTTCGCTTTGCGTTGTGACGCAACTGTTAAGGGCATTGGTATGGGCTCTATAGAACATAATGGTACTAAACTAGGTGTTGAGGATATATCCCGCCTAGCTCCGTACATCCACAGCTTCATTACCAGTTATACTGGTACGTTGTTTGGTCGTCCTATCCTAACCTCTGTCTACAGTGCGCCGCCTGCCCCTCAGATTCAGTATGTTGACCCGTTAGCAACTGCCTTTGAGTCGAGCCGCAAAATTGGTGCCTTTTTGTTCGATGAGCGATCTTTGCCATTGGACGTACCCAAAGCCGTCATTCTCCGTGATCGTGTCGCTGAAGAACTCGCCAAGGCAGAACGCCTTGAAAAACCTCGTGAACAATCCGAGCGCCGAGTTTCGACCGATCTCATGTTCCAATTACCTGCTGTTCCAAAAGGCCATCGTGACTGTAAACCTCGCGATGCTTCAGTTGTTCCGTTTAAGACACTTCTCAATGAATTTCTTGAGTTGGTCGTCCCTGATACCCATGTTCATACCGTCCGCTTCCAGGATCATTCGGAAGTGTTTGCCAGACAGACTAGGCCATCTCAAGTGGCCAATCGTGTTGAAGCAAAAGATGATTTGTTCATGCCTGGTAATGAGAAGGTTATGTTGAAAAACGAAGCTGCCAAATTTGGAGGAGCACCGAGAATAGTTTATGTTTTCACCTCTCCCTTGAACACTGAACAGGGAGCCCTTTATGGAGCTCTCTCGAAAGTACTCAAGCTGTCCAAGCATTATGGATTCCTGCCCCCTAAGGAGTTGCAAGATGCTATGTCAGAGTTTGCGCTTTATAAGCACAAACGTGTTACTGACTTTAGTAAGATGGACGCCACGGTCAATGAGTTGACCCGTTGGTGTGAAGAGTGTTTTATCAAACGTGCCATGCACCCTGAAGAGCTAGAGCATGCTCTCGACGTTTTCAGATCCACCCACGGATCCGTCGCTCGGGGTAAGAATGGTGTTAAGTTTGACATAGGCTACACTCGTGGTACTGGTTCGAATGATACATCCCTTGCCAACACCTATCTGTGTGAGCTGTTCATTTGGCTAACTTACCGGCGTTATGGGTACTCCGCTTCTGAAGCGTTTGAGGTGCCCTCTCTCAGTGGAGGAGATGATGCCGCCCTAGTCAATGCAGATGCCGCGTCGATCGAGTATGCCTCGTCCTTTTTAGGCTTCGACGTGAAGGCCACGATAATACCGCCGTATGGAACTTTTGATTTTCTATCCAAATTTTACATATGTGCCAGTTCCGTGGATGGTTTTCTATTGCCAGATCCGTTACGTACGTTGATCTCTTTCTCTGTCACGCATATCGTAGATGTGCCCAGTGAGCAAGTAGCCTCTCGCAAAGGTTTGTCGTTTCTCAAAACTTGGGGTCATGAGATCCCAATCCTGTCTGCCATTGCGCGTTATCACGTGCGGCGTTGTACTATCAATCCCAGATACGACGTCGCATGTAGTGATGCGTTGGGTTATTACGACAGGTTTTTCAAAGACTCTGAGCAGGTCTTCAATTCCAATGTTTCCATCGATCAGGGTGCGGCTTGCGATTTCATCGTCGCTGCACTTTCGCTTGGTGGAGTTCGGGAATTGTATGCTATAGAGGAAATGTATGAGAAAGCGACTTGCGATGAGCAGTTGTCCCGGTTGAAGTGGTGCCCCGTTGAATACGGAACCACTAAATACCACACCATATCGGGCAACGACTACTATTCTCCACCCGCTGGGGTTCCTGAGACGATCACTCCCAGGATACCTGAAGACAATCAAGTTAAGAAAGATGGCAAGAAGACGCGGAAGAAAAAGTCCGACAAAAATGTCGATGGCGGCGAGGACAGCACCGCGAGCTCGAGCTCGAATCCCACCCCCCACAGCACTAGTCGCGATGCCTCGGAAACGAGCTCGCAGGCGAGCGCCTAGGGGTGCATCCGGAGGCCATAGTGGCCTCACTCCCGACGGAGCAGCTTTTCTGAAAGTTGTGACGTCTCCCTGTGACTTTATGCCAGGAGCCAGTGGATTTCTCGGAATCCCTGATGACTTTGACAACCGCGTCATAGTTGATGAAAACACCGCTGTTAACAGCTTGCCAGCCTATACAGCTGGTCAGGACCTCTACATTATACAACCGCCCATTCCTGGACTTGCATATATGTGGGGACAGGTCGCTGCTGGATCCCGTGGTGTCACCCTCATCAGTTTTACGCCTGTTTTCTACTCGGATACTAATACCCTCTTTCCAATTGCTGGGTTAGTGTCCACTCAGAAAGTCGTTGACCGTTACCGAATGGCCGCGAATGCGATAGAGTTAGTAAATGTGACTAATGACAATATTTGGTCCGGATCCATTGAAGCCTACAAGCTTGAATTGGATTATGGAACAAACCAAGATCAATTCACAGATGTAACAACTCACGTCGTGTCCGTTGAAGAGCCTATAATTAATGGTTTAGATGGACTTTTTAGTAGTGAACCCGGTTATGTCGGAGCAATTAGGGACGGTGTGTATATGACCGCCTTCAATCTGCAAGTTGATTACCCCATGGCCGATGTTAAGATAAATAACACGTTTACTGCCCTCAGCACTAATATGTCGTTTTTGGATGCGAACTGTCAAGCTTCCAATACTCGATTTATTAATACTGGGATCAACATTATGCCCGGTTTCGGAACCTTAGAAACCAATGTTATCCGTCTTCCCGCCATCGCTGCAGCCCAAGCCCTCCGAATCCGCACTTGGCAGACCGTCGAGTATACTGTGCCTTCCACCAGTTTGCTGTACAGCTTTGCCCATCTATCTCCCCCCTGTGATCCCGTAGCCATGGCGCTACTTAAACAGATTCACCACCACTTTCCTATGGCAGTTACTGCCGCCCAAAACGCGAGTTTTTGGGAGAATGTCAGAAAGTGGGCTGGTCGTCTGACTAAGTTAGTTTCCTATGTGCCGGGCCCTATCGGGGCTGTCTCTCACTTGATCAATGATATGGTCGTGAGTGGAGATGTTGGGTTTTCGCTCGACTAGTTGCCGTCGCTGGAGTTCTTTCCTACCGATGCTATTGTATACCAAGACCACACTACTCATAGAGTTGAGGGTGTCTAAATAAGTTCAAAATAAGAAGAGGTGGTCCTCTTCTCAGCCGAACGCAGGCTGATCTTAATTGATCGTCCTGTTGCTATTCTAAAGCGATTTTACCGCTTGGGTTCGATTCCCCGTAAGTTGTAACGAGATATAACGC